GAGGCTCTCAGGGCTCATCCGGAAGCGGCCCTCGACGTGGAGGTGGCGCTCAGGGAGATCGGCGAATGACCATCACAACTCGAGAGCAGGTCGCGTCCCGGCGAGATGCCAGGGCTCGGTCCTTGGCGATAGCTCTTGCGATGGCCCTGCGCAAAGACATCGAATGGCGCTACGAGGCGTCAACGTGCGAGCAGGAGCGGGAGCGACTTGGGAAGGCTCTGGGAACGGGCACGGACGCTAGTTGGCCCTCCACGAGGTACTACGACGATCCGTGTGGGTTTGCGCTTGAAGTGCTCGGCATCAAGCTCACGGAGGACCAGGAATCGGTTCTGCGAGCAGTGGTCGAGCACATGCGCGTGGCGGTGTCGTCGGGACACAAGATCGGCAAGTCGGTGCTCGATGCGGTCGCAGCGTTGTGGTTCTACGCGACGCGCGATGAGGCCCGCGTGATCATGTCGAGCGTGACGGCGCGCCAGGTAGACCAGATCCTATGGCGCGAACTGCGCATGCTGCACCGGCGCTCAAAGGTCCCGCTCGGGGGAGAGCTGCACGAGCTCGCCCGCTCGGGCCTCAAGTCGAGCGACTTTCGCGAGGTGGTCGGGTTCACCGCGAGAGAGTCCGAGGCCGTCGCAGGGATCTCTGGGAAGAATCTGCTGTACATCCTGGACGAGGCCTCGGGCATTGGCGACGACATTGCGGAAGCGATCGAGGGCAACCGGGCCGGCGGCGCTCGCGTGCTCATGACGTCGAACCCGACCCGCACTGAGGGTTTCTTCTTCGACGCCTTCCACAAGCTTCGGTGGAGCGACACGAACCCGGGCGGCGTGTACTGCATCCAGGTGTCGAGTGAGAACACACCAAACGTGCGCGAGAGGCGCGTGGTCGTCCCAGGCCTGGCGACGCACGAGTGGGTCGAAGAGAAGCGGCGAGAATGGGGCGAGGACTCGGCGCTATACCAGGTGCGTGTGCGCGGGCGGTTCGTCGTGAAGGAAGAGGGGCGCGTGGTCTCCCTGCACACCATCGAGCTCGCAGAGCAGCGGTGGAGAGACGCCCCGTGCGAGGGCGTGCTCACCATCGGACTAGACCCAGCGGGCGAAGGTGGAGAGGGCGACGAGTCCGTGTTTGCGCTGCGCCGGGGGCTGCGTGTGCTCGAGCTGTTGGCGCACCGAGGGCTATCCGAGGAGGCCCACCTCGTGCACTTGATGAACCTCGTGCGCGAGCATAGGCTGCCCCGAGAGCGGCCTCGTGTGGTGGTGGATCGCGAGGGCCCGATCGGTACGCGCGTGTGGCGAGAGATCAAGGCGTACCTCGAGCGATTCGACGAGGAGAACATGCCCTTCGTGCTCTTTGGTGTGCGGGCTTCGGACAGAGCATCGCGCGAGCCGGACGTGTGGGACCGCCAGCGGGACGCGCTATGGGGCAACGCGTCGCGGTGGCTCCGAGCTCAGGACGAGGGCGGCCTCGGTGGCGCGATCCCGGAGGACACGAGGCTGGAGGCAGAGCTGCACGCACCGGAGTGGATCCCCGGACCGAACGGTCGAATGAAGGTCACGTCAAAGAAGGATCTCCGAAAGAAGCTCGGGCGCTCCCCGGACCGCGGCGACGCCGTGTGCCTGGCCGTGTGGGACCCGATGCCGCACGAGTTCGTGGTGGAGGAGGAAAAGATCCGTGCTCCGTCGCGGCTTGACCCGTTCTCGGGGGCGATTGATCCTTGGGGCGGTTCTCGGGGGCTCGCCAGATAGCCTACGTTTACCGAGTTACACTGTGTGACCAAGAAGGGCCGAGAACGGCCAGGTAGTTGGTAACACAATGTAACAAGAATCTCGTCATGCTCCGCTCATGCCCGGGATTCTTGGAGACCTCGTTCATGCGCTGCTCGGAGTGAGCACGTACGAGGCCGTTCCGGACCCAGTGGAGCAGGAGAAGGCTGACGAGCTTCGATCCCGTATCGGCTCGCAGATTTCTCGGCAGACCTCGCCCCAGCTCCGGTGGTACCTCGCCGACCTCGAGCAGGCGATGGTCGCGGCAGACGGCGGCAACCTGCGCCAGGCGGCGAAGCTGTGGCGCGCGATGCGCTGCGACGGCGTCATCTCCGGCCTGCTATCGACGTGCACCGACGGTCTCGTCCGTCTCCCGAAGTCGTTTTCCGGGTCCGACGACCAGGTCGCCTTACTGCAGGGCAGCGAGACGGCAAGCGTGTTCGATGCGATGTTCCCGCCTTCCGAGCTCGCGCTGATGGCAGCCGATGGCCGAGGCCTTGGAGTGTCGATCGGCGAACTCGTCCCGGTACGAGGGCGCGACTACCCCGTGCTCGTACGCCTCGAGCCGGAGTGGCTCAGATACAAGTGGACGGAGAATCGCTGGTACTACCAGGCCCAGGGAGGCGAGCTTCCTATCACTCCTGGCGATGGTCGGTGGGCGCTGCATGTACCAGGTGGCCGCGTGGCTCCGTGGCAGCACGGGCTCTGGTACGCCCTCGGCGAGGCGTGGATCCCGAAGACGCACGCCAAGTCTTACCGGTCCAACTGGGAGAGCAAGCTCGCGAACCCCGCGCGAGTCGCCTACTCGCCCTCAGCTGCGACCGACGAGCAGGCCCAAGGCTGGTTCGAGAAGGTCATGGCCTGGGGCGTAAACACGGTGTTCGGCATGAAGCCCGGGTACGACGTGAAGCTACTCGAGTCGAACGGCCGCGGGTACGAGGCCTTTGGCGAAACGATCAAGACCTCGAACGAAGAGATCATCATCGCGCTTGCGGGCCAGCTCGTGACAACGACGGGCGGGACCGGATTCGCGAACGCCGACATCCACAAGTCGATCCGGGCCGACATCATCAAGTCGATCGCGGACTCGCTGGCGCACACGATCAATACGCAGTGCCTGCCTCCGTGGGTTGTTGAGCGCTGGGGTATTGAAGGGCTCGACGCGCGGGCGATGGTCAAGTGGGACGTCGCCCCCCCGAAGGACCGCGCAGCGGAGGGCCAGGCACTAACGTCGTTTGCGGGTGGCCTCACGGCTCTCCGGGCCGCACTGGCACCGTACGGGCGCGACGTCGACCTCGGGGCTCTGCTCGCGTCCCACGGCATCCAGACGGTGGCTCTCGGTGGTCCGCTGGTGCTCGTCGGTGGGACGGACGTGGCACCGACTCCGGCGCCGGCAACGGTCGACCAGGTGGACCCCGACGGCGACGGCGAGCCGGGCGAACCTCCGACTGACACCGCGTCCGCCGAGCTCGCGGAGAAAATGACCGCCGAGGGCGTCGACCGCTGCGAGCACGGAGCGCTCAACCGCTGCCGACTGTGCGGAATCGAGCGGGTGCGCGACTTCGAGCGCGACGAGAACGGAGAGATCTTGTGGAAGGTCATCTGGCGACCGATTCAGCAGCAGGAGGCGGCATGACGATCGCTTCCACCTTCGTGCTCGACCAACGGACGCTTCTGCACCACCGAGGCGGGCAGGTTCTGGCGCTCGAGACGCGTGCGATTGGCCGATCCTTTCCAGTGGTGTCAGGACCAAGACCTTCGACGCGTAGGCGCGTACTCGGCAAAAGGGTCTCAAGCTTCCTCGGTCCGCGTGGCGAAAAGAAGGCCTCTCGTTCCGAGGTGGCTGTGGTGGAGGTCCTTGGGCCCCTGTCCCAGCGTGCGGACACGTTCTGCGGCTGGGTGGACGGCTACGACGCCATCGCGGGGCGAGTCACCGAGGAGCTCGAGCGCCCCGAGGTGGCCGCGGTCGTCCTGCGCATCGACTCCCCCGGTGGAGACGTCGCGGGCCTCGAGGAGGGTATCCGCGCGATCGTTGCCGCACGGGACAGAGCCGAGAAGCCGATCGCGGTGTACGTCGACGAACTCGCGGCTTCGGCTGCGTACTGGCTCGCGGCGTCGGTCGCGGACGCTGGCGTCTACGCCCCGACCTCGGCAGAGATCGGATCCATCGGGGCCTACACGATGCTCGTCGACGAGCGAGGAAGCCTCGAGCGAGACGGTGTGATCGTGAAGCTCGTGCGCGACCCCTCCGGCAAGGACGCGGCGAACCCCCTGGATCCTGTCTTCGACCTGGCAGTCGAGCGAGAGACCGAGCGTGTGCGCGATGCTTCAGGCCGGTTCTACGCTGCAGTTTCACTCGCTCGAGGGCTTGATGTCGAGGCGGTTCGAGCGCTGAACGCCGCAACGTTTGGGGCAAAGGCGGCGTTGGAAACCGGGCTCATCGACGGGGTTGCCTCGTTCGAGGAGGCCGTGCGGAAGGTGTTTGCCAAGACGCAGGAAGTCAAAGCGCAGGAGCGGCGGCATGTCGCGAGCGCGAAGGAGAAAGCAATGGCTCGACGAAAAGGAAAGAAGGCGGAAGAGATGCCGCCGGCCGCTCCCGAAGAGGAAACCTCGGGGCGTGCGACTGCCGCGGAAGTGTCCGCGACGTGTACCGAATGCGCCGCGGCGTGCACCGAGTGTGCGGCCGCATGCGACGGTGGAACCGCCGACGAGGCGATCGCCGCCGTCGGCAAGATGGTGGCAGCCTGTCAGGCAGCCATCGCCTCCGGAGAGTCCTTCCTCGGGGGCTCCGTCCCGGCCCCGGCTCCCGAGGAGGCCCTGGCTCAGGACGACGAGGAGGACGAGGACGAAGAGCCGAAGGTGCCGGTGGCCCTGGTGCGTCGTCTCGACAAGATGGGCGCGACGGTGGCCGAACTCGAGCGCAAGGCCGAGGCCGACGAACGGGCTCGTTTGCTCTCGGCCAAACGCGCGACCGCGGAGACCAAGGCGAAGCTTGCTGCCATGTCGATGCCGCAGTTCGTTGCCGCTGTGTCAGTCCTTCCCGACCGATATGACGGCGCACTGGCGGCGGACGTCAGCCCCGGCTCGGTGCGCGGCGGAGGCGACGGAAGCTTCGGGCTTACCGAGTCCGAGTTCGCCAAGTGCAAAGCGAAGGGAATCTCTCCGGAGAAGTACGCAGAGACCAGGGCGAGCATCGCCGCCCGTAGCGGAGGTGCCAAATGACCGCGACAACGATCGAACGACTGACCGAGTTCTACGGACTCGTTCCCGCGCGAGGGACCTATCCGATCGCGGCCAACACCAAGATCCTCAAGGGCACCCTCGTGGGGCTCGACAGCGCTGGGCGCGCCATCGCTGCAACGACTGCCGCGACCTGTGTGCGTGTGGTCGGCAAGGCTTCGAGCACCGTCAACAACCTGACCGGCTCGGAACTGGGCGGAGCCGCTGGGGCGACGGATCTCGAAGTCGAGCACGGAATCTTCAACTGGATGAACTCCGCTGCTGCCGACGAGATCGCAGCCGACGACATCGGGAAGCTTTGCTACGCGGTGGACAACCAAACGGTTGCTCTCACGAGTGACGGCGGCACCCGGCAGATCGCGGGCCTGATCGTGGGCTTCTACTACGGGTTCCCGCAGGTCTACACGTCGCCTCTCGTTCCGGTGTTCCATGATGTGCTGACTGACCTCGCATCGACGGCGAACGCGAAGGGCGCGAGCCTCATCGGGATCGAGGACGTCGGCACTTACTTCACGGCTGCAACCGTCGAGGCTGCGTTGCAGGAGATCATTGCTGACCTCGCCGCAGTCACGGCAAGCAACGGCGCGAACATGATCGGCTTCCAGGACGGTGGCGGTAAGACGCTGTCCGCAACGGTTGATGCTGCGCTTGATGAGCTCTATGTCGAAGCCACGTCAACGCAGGGCGTCATTGAGCTTCCCATCGGAAACTTCTGCGACGCGGACGGCGACTACACCAAGTTCGCGGATGGCGGTGCAGACGGTCTCACGATCGTCGATGCGAAGGCAGTCGCGTTGCGGTTCAACAACGATGCGAATCCTCCGAAGATGCTGACATCGTTCGGCATCCCCTATGACGCCAACATTACCGCGGACATGACGCTGAAGTTCCTCGTGTCGAAGACCGGCGCAACGAACAACGCGGGCAACACCACAACGCTTGTGGTCGAGGCGTTCAATCAGGTTGCTGGCGCGCTACACGATGCCGATGGCGACTACGGCGGCACCACGGGAGCAGTCGTTCCCGACGCGCCCGCGAAGACCACGGCGGTCTTGAGTCTGACGCTCGCGCTCGCGGACCTCCCCGCTGTTGGCTCGGGCGTTTCGCTCACCGTCAAGCCGACGGACGGCACGCTCGACACCGACGACTTCATCATCCATCGCGCGTGGGTCGAATACACGCGCAAGCCTCGGACTGCGTAAGGAGAACGAACCATGGGCGTGGAATACAATCTGATCAGTATCGACGCGCAGCGAGCCCTGGAGGAATTCTCCGAGGACTTCTCGCTTGCTCTTACTCAGGGCGGCGTCGACCAGTGGGCCAAGGAAAACGGCCTGTACCGTCCCAGCCGAGCGCTGAAGACGACCTACCCCGTGCCGGTGACGGCGGCGGGCTACGCGGAATTCAAGGGTGACATTCGATACCGCTCGATCTTCCAAAAGAGCCTGGAGCTCAAGCCAAAGACCTGGCAGGACGGCGTATCGGAGCTTGCCTCCGTGATCGAGGCTCCGGACTTCATCGGTTGGACAACGGAGCCCGCGGCCATTGCCGCTGCTGCTCAGTCGCTTGCCAACGAGATCATCGCCGGGCTCCTGGAAGCCAACCCGACCTGCTGGGACGAGGTGGCGTTCTTCCATGCGTCGCACCCGGTCAACATCTTCGACACCGGCTCCGGGACCTACGCCAACACTTTCGCGGGCGGTGGGACAACCCCGACGCACGCAAACCTGAAGCTTGCCAAGGAGCGATTCCGCGCCATCAAGGCCCCCAACGGAAAGCCGATGGGCCTGCGAGCGACGCACGTTTTTGCTCCCCCTGCCCAGGAAGAGACCTGGAAGGACATTCTCGAAAACGACCTGCTGATCGAGACGGTTGGCACGAGCTTCGGCGCGATCAACAACCGGCACAAGGGCACGGTCAAGCTCGTGATCTGCGACGAATTCACGAACGACGATCGATGGTACGCGGCCGCATTGAACAAGCCCGGCATGATGCCGTGGATCGTGCAGGACGAGGGTGCACCCGAGGAGATCCGGAGCGACAAGGATTCGAGCTTGTACAAGACGACTCTAAAGATCGGGATCGCGTACATCCTTCGCGGCAATGGTGTGCTTGCGCTTCCGGCTTGCGTGCAGCGCTACATGGGAGCCTAACGCCTGATAGGAGCCTAACGACGTAGACCCTCCTTCCCTCCCTCTCAGCCCCCTACCGGCCAAGGTCCGCAGGGGGCTTCCCCCGTAGGAACCCATGGCAGCCTATCTCACAGTCTCGGAGTTCAGGGCTCGCACGACGATGCCGGTAGAGGACGTTGATCAGCTTGAGGTGATGCAGCCTGGGTTCCTACTTTCGCAACTGTCCGCGGTAAGCGCCAGAATCGACGCCAAGCTTCGAAAGCGCTATGCCGCTCCGTTCGCTACTCCAGTGCCGGACGTGGTCCTCGACTGGCTCGCTCGCATGGTAACCCGCCGGGCCTACATCAAGCGCGGGTTCAACCCTTCCCAGGACTCCAGCTTTGTGCAGCTCGTAATCGACGACGCCAAGACGGCCGAGGCCGAAATCGACGCTGCCGCAGACGCTGTCGCTGGCCTCTACGATCTACCCCTCAGGCAAGACTCGACCGCCACCGGGGTGAGCAAGGGCGGCCCTCTCGGCTACTCCGAGGCCTCCCCCTACGCGTGGCAGACCATCCAGCAGACCCGAGGAAGGAGCGAGGACCGATGAGCCTCGCAACCCTCGACGAGTGGATCCAGGACCTGCGCGACGCCGGAGAGGGTATCAACGCGGCCGCTCCCGAGGTCGCGAAAGCGTGCAAGTCCTCGGCCGACGCACAGCTATCCCAGGGGCGCGGCATCGGCGGTGACGAGTGGGCACCGTGCAAAGACGGCTCAGCTCCACTCACCAACGCGGCCGCAGCGCTGACGGTGGACGCGGTCGGCAATGTTGTCGTGTTCCGGATCGGTGAGCCGTACGTGTTCCACCACTTCGGCGCAGGTCGCGTTCCTCGAAGGCCAATCCTGCCGACCGCAGGCCTCCCAGACAACTTGGGTTACGCAATCCGGCAGGGTCTCATTCAGGGCCTTCCGTTCATGAAAAAGCACGGGAGGAAGACATGAGCTCGCTCGCCCTCCTGGTGCTGTACGACGCGGTAGCGTCCCTTTTCGTCGAGGAGCAAACGAGCGTCAACGTCGTATTCGGCTGGCGCGAGCCTCCGAAGACGATTAACCAGGGCGACGGCACTGCTGCTCGCGTGTGCTTCATCCCCGGCGACCGGTCCGACAGTCTCGGCGCCGACATGCCCCCGAGGTATCCCGGGCGCAATCCTCGCCCGCTGGCGACGCTCGAGGAACTGTTTCGCGTGCGCGTGTGGGCGGTCGACCGTGCGGCCCCAAACGACGAGAGGGCCCAGTACGAGGCCGCTCGGCTGCTCTTCGACGCGGTCCGTCGGGCTCTTCGGCTTTGCGACCCAGGCGGGACCAAGGTGCGCTCGAGCTCCTGGGTGCGCGGTGCCCCCGAGAGGATGTGGGGCGCCGAGATCGAACTACTGTGCAGCGTGGACGCGATGATCCCTGATCTGCCCTACCAAGAGGCGCTTGGCCCCGAGGGGCAAGCAGGTATCACGATGGCATTCCCAGCAGGCGACGTGGATCCGAATCCGGGACCGGTGGTCTCCGGCGAAGACGAATGAGGCAAACATGACCCTTCCGAATGTGAACTTGACGCAGATCGACGGCGCTCTCGGAATCATCCCCCCGAGCTCCGGCGACACCGGCGCCGTGTACGGCCCAGCTGACAGCGGCCCCCTCAACAGCCCTGTCGCCCTCGTGAGCAGAGACGACGTGATTGCCGCCTTCGGCGCAGGCCCCCTCGTCGAGCTCGCGTGCTACCTGATCGCGAAGACCGGCAAGGCCGTGGTGTGTGTGCGCTCGGACACGACCACGGACGGCACCCCCGGCGTCATCGACGTGACGGGTGTGACAGGAACCAGCGTCCCGAGCTTTGACCTTGCTGCCGAGGCAAACGACGAATACGAGGTCCACGTCGAGATCGTGACCGGCGGGATCATCGGCGTCGCTGGCATCACCTACAAGTGGAGCCTGGACGGCGGAAGGACGCAGTCCGCAGAAACTGCCCTCGGGGTTGCCGACACGCTCACGATTCCGGGCTCTGGCGGTGTCGTCATCGACTTCGCGGCTGGAACCCTTCTCGCGGGCGACGTCATCATCAGCAGGACGACGCCCCCCCTCGAGGACGGAGACGACTGCGCCGCGGCGCAAGCCGCGCTGCAGGCCTCGCATCACC